ACCTAAACAATGTGCTTCATCACAAATAATCAAATCAAAATCTTTATCTGACACTTTACCAATACTTTCATAATTTGTTACAAACAATTCATAATTTGGCAGTAATAAATCATGGTCGTTTTTGATACTGCTTATTGCTTTTTTTTTGGTTAAGAACAAAACAAATCGTTCTCCACAAATGGTTGGTAATGCTTGTATATACTTATCAGCAGTTGACAAAGCTGTTAATGTTTTGCCTGTGCGTACTTGCATAGATAAATAAGCAATTTTGTATTGTTGCAGTAGCAAACAAGCTTTGTCGGAAATTGCAATTTGATAATCTCTTAGCTTTAACATTAGTCTTGGCTTTCTTGATTAAACAAATTCCATTCCTCGCTTGTCATTTTTTCAATAATCACTTCCTTTGTATCAGTTCGTATTATTGTTTTTTCGCCTTGCTTTGGTTTATGGTATTTTACTTCGCATTCTACTTTACGCATTTCATACCCATTAGCTACTTTATTTGATAGGCTTGATACATCTGCTTTAATTCCATCTAATTTACTTTTCAACTGGCTTGTAATAGACTTTTTTTCGTTTTCAGTACTTGCCATGTCTTGTGTTTTATTTGCTAATTTTAAGCTTAAGTCATAAACTTCAACAGCTGTAAAATCATAGCGTAAATAACGTTCTTCAGAATTTTTTAATACTTCCATTTTTTTTGTTTTTATTTGTTTAAAAATTATGTAAATTCAAATCGCTCATTCTCTTTTATAATGGTAGTTTTAAAAGGAAATTTATCCTTTGGCACTTGTTCAATCATATCCATTAGATTAGCAGAACCTGTAAATAATACTCGTTTACTACCATCAACCAATACTTGTATGTAAAGGCATTTACCAGTTCCTTTATCATATTTTGAAACCTCAATCTTGTAAGCTTCAACAGTTATTTGTTTGTTGAGTATCCTATCAATTTTTATTTTGTTACCCTCAAAACTTTTGCTTTGTGGCTTTATGCCGAAGTCTTTAAAACTATTCATGTAATAATTTTTTCAATAAATTTTTTGAATTACAATGCTTCGCCCAACCATAATAGGAGGCTATAGAAGCATCGTTTTTTCTTTTCCGTAGCATCCTTGCAAATCGCTGTTTTATACTTTTTCTCAAAAGCGTATGAGTGTGGTAAAATCGGTAACCAACAAAATCAATACTTCGGGCTGCAACTGGAAATACTTGATAGTTTTCTTTTACTTTTAAATCAAGATTAACGTATAAGTAGTTGGTTATTTCTCCCAGTAAATTATGTAAGTATGCTTTGTTGCTATTTAGAATAACGATGTCATCAGCATATCGGAAATAATATTTTACAGCCTTCTCCTCTTTTATCCAATGGTCAAAATATGTGAGGTAAAAGTTTGCGAAATATTGACTTAGATAATTGCCAATAGGCAATCCATCTGCACTATCAATAATTTCATCCAGCAACCATAATAAATCATTATCTTTTATTTTTCGGCGAAGCAGTTGTTTTAAAATATCATGGTTGATATTTGGATAGAATTTTTTAATATCCAATTTTAAACAATACTGTGTTCCTGCGACATCCTTCAATGCTCGTTTTACATCGTTAGCCGCTGCATGAATTCCCTTGCCTTTGATGCAGCTATATGAGTTGGCAGTAAAGCAACTCACAAAAACTGGCTCCAATATGTTCATTACTGCATGATGTGTAATTCTATCAGGATAATATGGCAATCTGAAAACTTCACGTTCCTTTGGTTCATATACCTTAAATGTTGTGTAAGGAGAAGTCTTGTAGGTCTTACTCTTCAGCATTTCTTGAAGCATTAATAAATTTTCATCTGCATTTTTTTGATGTACTATAACACCGTATTGTTTGCTCTTGCCTCTACTTGCTTTTGCATCGGCAAGCTGCAAGTTTTCAATGCTATAAATTTGATTATATATGTTACCTATTCTTTTCATTCCTTTGCTTTAAAAATGCCCTTTCGCTTTCGCTACTAAGGCACTTTATAAATGATTTGTTTTTTGCCAAGAGGCATAGTTTATGCTGCCATATTTTAGCATAGGTGAGAGCTGACATTCGTATTCGTATTCCAGTTATCGTAGTCGTTGTACGCCAGCCTGAAACCTGACAACGAACAAAACCAACCCATGCAGCATACAACCATTTTTATTTATCCAATTAAAAAATAATCTTCCCACAAATCTTTAAATGTATCAAAGCAATGTTTGGCTGCATCCCTGCTTTGGAAGCAAAGGCGAGAGCCGACAGCCGTATACGTAGCCCAGCTAACGCAGACGTCGTACGCCAGCCCGAAACCCGATGGTTTAGTTTCGTCTTTTACAATATCATGGAACAACCCATATTTGTATTCATCGGTATTGCTCCAATCAGGTGTCCATCCGTCATTAATTGCTTCTACAATAATTATTAGCTTGTAGTGAGCTAATAATGCTTTACGATGCTTTTCGCGTGCATTCTCAAATGCTGGAATACTTGCATCATAACCTAAAGCCAAATAGGCTTCGTCAAAAGTTTTTACTGCTTTCATTATTTACTATTTAGTGGTTAAAAAATCGTTGTAGATGTCTGCAAATTGTGTGGCTGCATACTTAGCCAATTCGGCTGTTTTAAAGCAAAGGCGAGAGCCGACATTCGTATACGCAAACCAGTCATCGAAGTCGTAGTACGCCAGCCCGAAACCCGCTTTTAGTTCAAACCAAGGAACATATTTGCGTTGGTCACTATCCGTCCAATCGGGCTTCCAGCCTTCGTTTAATGCCTTGGCAATTATTACAAGTTTGGTGTAGGCTACAATAGAATTAGTATCATCATCTAATCCTATTAAACCTACTTGTACTTTGTCTAATCCTAATACTTTACAGGCATCGTCAAATGTTTTAACCCTTTCAATAATGGGTTGCGAAGTGGTTGAGGCTTTTGCCTCATAAATTGTTTGCATTTTTATTATTGTTTTTATGATTATTAAAAAGGTAGGCTTGATGAACTACCGTGCAAATCGGGGGTATTAAAATCAATTCTTGGTAACTCCTTTCCACCAAGGCTTTTTTGAATAAATGATTCAATGTTTTGCCCAGCATTCTCTACATAAGACTTCATCTCAATTAATGCATCTTTGGCATAGTTGCGTAGCCTTTCAACTGCTTTTAATTCCAACAATTCAAAAGGTATCATTTCAGCACCCCACCTGGCTATAAGCATTGCTGGTGCATTCCATTCGTATTCACTGTGTAGAAAGCCAACAACAAATGGGTCGGGTGTTTTGTCGTCCGAAAAAACATAGATGCTTTTAAACCATCCATGTTGCTGAGCATTGTGTACCTCTTTCAATACTTCCAATGGAATGGTTGATTGTTTGTATTCGCCAATTTTTGTTTTGCACGGACAAAGCACTCTTATTATCCTTGCTGTCTTTGGATCAATAGCCATATAAGGCGGTGCTTTACTTTCGGGACTTTTTTCTGAAAGGTTTAACTGTCCTTTTAGCCCCAAATCTTCGCAAATCAATTGCCATTCTGTGGCATTGTCTGCATCTTGTAAGTCCTGTAATTCAGGTTCAATAAATATTTCGTAAGCCATAATATAAAATTTTAGAAGTGATTAAATTGTTTCTGAAACTGGTTCTGGTGTTCTTACTGGTTTTACATCATCCAGTTTTAACCTATCGGGGAGTGTTAGGTTTTTGGGTTTGTAGTTCGAATTTTGCCTATCCCAAATTCTGCGTACATCGCAAAACGAATTCCATAAGTCTGTTAGCGGTTCGTCAAACTCTTTTAGCTGCCACCCTAATCCTTGTATTTTTTCGCCTTTTTTATCTGCACCACGAGTTAATGCTTTCAACCACATTATGCCAAAACGTTGCACTTTGTTATTGGGATTAAATTCGTTCCACATCGTTGCGTAAGCTGCCAATTGCAATGCATGGCTGTCGTAGATGTTGTTGCTTGTTTTGGTATCAATTAACCATAGTTCGCCATTAATACGGCAGATAATATCCATTGTACCACCAAGCCTCAAAGTATCGCTAACAAAATTTATTTCAGCACCTAATAATTCAGGCTTATGTGTTTGCCAAAACTCAACGAACTTATTAATCATTTGCCACTCCTGAAAGTCGTAGTATCCATTGCCATTATCATCTGCCCATACTACTTCATTGCCTAATAGGTATTGCTCAATAGCTCCGTGTACACGGCTTCCGCTTTCTCCGGCACGTCTCATTACTTCATCGGCATTACTGCCTAAATCTTTTAACCATTGGCTATAGCCAAACCCTTTCGGTAGTGCTTCTAATACTGTTGTTACCGATGGATAGAATGTTACACCGTCTTTGGTGTAAAATCTTTCATCCAAAAAATCAATGCGTTGGATGTCGCCTTTGTGAATAATCGCCATTGTGAATAATTTAAAAAGGTTAAAAATTGCCAACTCTTACCCGGTTGGCTTAGGGCTCGCCTTACACAACTTTTCTATTTGCCAAGCCAGCTGTGGCCGTAGGCGTGTGCTGCCTTTAAAATGGCATTTCGCCATCTTCTTCTGCTGAACCTGCATTCGCCATCGCAGGTTCGGCTTTAGTTACTGTAGCTCCTTTTAGCTGTGGTTTAATCTTGCTATTAATCATTTCTTCAAGGAAATTCATCATTTCGGTGTCATCCCACACGTCTTTGCCTTTAAATTTGGTTTTAACCAATTGGGGCAATCCGTTTGGGTTGTCTTTTGTGTAAAAATGCTTTAAAGCACCATCACCTTGGTTAATGAAAAGTGTTGTTTTCTTTTTCCCTTCTTCTTCTTTGCAGAAAGGAATTAATGACATACGCTTACTTAAATCAGCGTTTTGGATTGATTTAAGAAACCCATTAGCATAGCCGCTGCTGTACTGGAACTGTAATTGGTACAACTTCCCATCGTCCTCAATTTTCAGTTCCCAAAACTTTAGTTGCTGCCCGGCAATTTCTACCTGCCTTACTTTAATATCAGTAAGCGTTCCGCTTATGCGGTCGTAGAATTCTTCGTTTACCAACTTGCCGTTTTTGTTGGTTCGTTCAATTGATTTGTCAGTTTTTGACTGAACTTGTCTGCAAATTTTGCCGTTACTAATTGTTAGGTAAATGGCATTGCTGTTGTTTTCTAAGCCCATTTTTTTTAAATTTTAGTTGTTATTAAATATTGAGAAATGTTTGTTTGTTTAAATAGCAACTGTTTAATAGTTCCATTTCTTCACAGTTGCTATACTTCCTTTCAAAGAGTAGTATCAACTCCCAGGCTGTAAATAGTTGCCACTCATTAGTGCAGCTATCAATACATTTTTTTATCCAGTTATAATCCTGCTCTTTCATAAATTGATTTTATAAAGAATACCAGTGAAATCATTATATAAACCATCATTGCGAGTGGAACACATACAATAACGAAGTATAGTATTTCAAATAGCTTTTTCACTCGGCTTCTATTTTTTTAAAGTGCTATTATTATTTATGTAGTTTTCAACATCCTTCCTCAAATACTTGACCTTCCTTCCTGTTGCCGAACTCCAATTGAATATGCCGTTCTTTCTTTTCTCCCTTAGGCTACGTTTGCTTAATCCTGTAATTAATACCGCTTCATCTTCGGTAATCCACTTACTCACGCCGTTATTAAGTGTAAGCACCTTTAACGATTGCTCTATAAATTCAAGCCTACGGCTTTGCTCCCGATATAGCTTTTCGTAAGTAGCCTCGGTCATGCTGCAATATTTTCAAGGTTAATATTTGATAGCTCAATGGCATCTTTTACTATACTTGTCATTACATCCGCATAGGCTTTTACGGCAGTATCTCTTTTCTCTTTGTAGAATGTCGTTTCAAAACCAATTGAAATGTTATGGTCGCATATTTCAATTATGTTAAGCCAGTTAAGTGCTAACTGCATATTTAATTTTTGAAGTTTGATTTGCACTTTCATTTTTATATCTTTGTGTTTGTGAATAATCTTTTTTAGGTTATTAAAGCCATTCATTCGCCGTGAGTGGCTTTATTTTTTAGATGGCAGCAGCCGATAAATTTTCCTTCATAACTTTTAAGCTATCATGTAGCTGTTTCACACCCTTAGCCTTGTCATCATAAAAGGTTTTTATGAGTTCAACTACTTCATCAGTTGTTGTGAGATACTTATTTATCACATTGCTAAATGTTGGTCTTGTATAACCTCTGCCGTTTTTTAGTCCAGCTTTTTTACTTAGTAAGGCCATCTTGGTAAAATCAGTTCTCTCTATCAAATTCATCTTACGCAATTCCGCCACATACGTTTTAGTTAAGAATGCCATTGTCTTTTTAGTTTTTGTTTAAGAATTTGGTTAGTAAATCAGATATATTCCAATGGTGGTTCTCACCACTCATAAATTCATCAATGGTGTAACTCCACGTATCAATTGTTGTAATCATTTCGTGTGGGCAAACGATGCGTTCATAGTCTCCTTTTAAAAAACCTTCATCATCCAACCACAATTCAAACTCATTAAGAGTTACATCTATTGGAGTATAGTTTTCCTCTGTTTCGTTTTCAGGTGAGTAACAATAGCAGGTAATAACATTATTATTCAATTCAAAAAAATCCACCACAGATTTGGCTTTGTTTAAATTTTTTGCTATACTTTTGTTTTCTATTTTTTTCATTTGTTTTTATCAATTCGTAAATTATAGAACAAAAATAAGAACATTTGTATTCAAAATGTATTTTTTGAAAACATTTTTATTCACATAGTTATCCACATGGATACAAACGTCAACATAAAGAAGCTCCGTGAAGAGCTTGGCCTTAGCCAACAGGAATTAGCTGATAAAATCGGTATTCCTAAAGGGAGGATTAATGCTTGGGAGCAACGAGGTACTAAACCAAAACTGGATGATTTTACTAAGTTGCAGGAATTTATAAATGAAAACAAAAGTATTCAAATAGGTATTATTAAAGCTCCAAATGGTCGTTTTGGTAAAAAGGTTGGAGTAGGTCTTGTAAAGTTTTATGATGTAGATTTTGCCGCAGGGGATATTGAATTTTACGATGATACTAATAGCATAACTCCGGCTTATGAAATGGACATTCCTGAATTCGCTGGGTGCACGGCATTTAGGACTTACGGAGATAGTATGGAACCTGCCATAAAAAGCGGGTCTATTCTATTTGGAACAAGGGTTGAAGATTGGCAAAGCCACTTGGAATACGGTCAGATATATGGCATCGTGTGTACTGATAAGCGTAAATACTTGAAGTATATAAGAAAGGACAAAGAAAATCCAAAAGCAAACTTTTTGCTTAGATCAGAAAACCAAGAGTATGACGATTTCGAGTTGCCTAAAATCAAGATAAAAAGCATTTGGCTTATTCACGGATGGATAAATAAAAGAAACTAATTATGAAACATTTTTTTTCATTCCTGCTAATTGCATTTTTTATATCATGCAGTTCGGGGATAACAGAAAAGGAAAAGAAGGTTATTGAATTGCAAATCACATTGCACAATGCTTCTGTTGGAGTTGAGATGAAACTACGAGGCATGACGGCAAAAGAAGGGGAATTGTATAATCCCAATTCCGACCCTAATTTAACTTATGATAAACTAATTCAATTCTGTAAAGAAAAAGGGCATGACCCTGTTTTTTTTGCAAAAACTCTAACAACGAAGTAGAATGAAAAAATATTTATTCATATTAATAGTAACCATTGCTTTTCTTTCATGCAAAAAAGAAAGTGCGAAATCATGCTGGCAAATCATTGATTGCACCGGTAGTGCATTGCAATCAGAATGCGATAAAACTGAAAGCGAAATACAGGGCTATGTAAATTCTATAAGCACTCCAGGTTGTCAAAAAACGTATAAGAAACAGTAATGCTTGATATAACCGATAAAAAATTTTTCAGTAGTGAAATTACGCAACGTTTTTTGTTTGCGATGGATAGGATATTGGGTAATCGGGCAATTGGAAAAGTTACGGCACAAGCCTTTGGTGAAATTGTCGGAATTAAAAGTAGCAACATACTGCGATTAAGAGATAATACTGGGAAAAATTTTGTTACAGTAGAAGCCATTGGTAGGCTTTGTCATCATTATAAAATTTCTCCATTATGGTTGATAACTGGAGGTGGAAATATGTATGCCGATGAGCATCTATACAACGCTTATCAGGCTTTAGAAATTAGAATGAATGAATTAGAAGATAGTGTTAGACAAATAGAAGTATCGCTTAATCTTAAACCTAAACGAGCAAAAAAATAACTTATTTGCTCCAACAATAGTTCTTAATAATTTGATTTTCAGCTAAATAAATGTGGTGTTTTACGACCCGTCCGGTCCGCCAAAATTGTTTTGGCAATTAGTTGAAAGTCAGTGTAAATCACTGACTTTCTGCGTTTAAGGGAAGTACTCCCCCATATTTTTAGCGGCAATAAATGGCAGTATTTGGCAGTAAATGGCGGCATTTGCTCCAACAATACTCCAACGTTGCTCCAACATTTTAAAACTAAAAACATGGAAGCAGTAAACATTTATCCCGAACTGGTAACGCATCGGATTAACAAACAGGGTTACGCACCAATTGTCATTCGGTTTGACTTTAAAAGAACCCACATTTGTACTCATAATCTCGGTCAAAAAGTAAAGCCTGAATTTTGGGATTTTGAAACCAAGAGAGTAAAAAGCAAATGCCCTAATTCGGCATTACTAAATTCATTGTTGGAAAACTCTCTTAATCGACACAAAAACTTTATCCTTAAACGACAAACATTTGGATTGCCTCTCACCAAAGAAATAATAAAGCAATACCTGCTTTCAAATAGTGCATACGAGAATTTTTATGAGTATGCAGAAAAGGTAATCAATGAAAAAAAATTGAAGGATGGCAAACCTTATACAGAGGATAGTAAACGCCGTTACAGGGATGAAATTAAACGTATGATGCAATTTAAAGCAGAGTTGCATTTTAACCAGGTCGGTGTAACATTCCTTATTGATTATAAGCAATGGCTTCAAAATGTTTATGTAAAAAAAGACAAAACAAAATTAGAGCATAACAGCATTTGGAAAGCATTAGGATTTATCCGTATGGTGTACAATGAAGCTATAAGGAATGAAATTATCCTACCTGATGGGAATCCATTTAAACAATTCAAGGTTGGCACTTATAAAGAGAACCTCACAAAAATTAAATATTTAGAATTATCTGAAGTTGAAATAATCGAACAGGAATTATTAACAAACGCAAATATCTCGGAGCTAACAAAAAAAATTGGTTGGCGGTTTCTTTCCATGTGTGTATCAGGGATGCGTATAAGCGATGCAATGATGCTTGACGATTGTTTTTTTAACGATGCTGGGGATTTACTATTTACTCCGCATAAAACAAGGAGGCATCAAAACACAGCACAAATCCCCATTATAACCGAACGTCAGCGTAGGTACTTTGAAACCACCTTAGCTAATAAATTACCAGCAACCGATGCTAAGAGCTTTCGCACAACCTTTAATATTCACTTAAAAATATTAGCTGCCGCCGCAGGATTAAGTATTAACCTTACTTCTCATGTAGGTAGGCATACAATGGGTGGCTTTATTGTTGATGCTGGTATAGAGATAAAACCAGCAATGGCAATGTTTGGCGTTAGGTCAAAAAAGACTATTGAAACATACCTACACTTAAAAAATGATAAATTGAGGATTGAAGCTGACAAACTTGGTAATGTGATGTAAATGAAAATGCACCTATATTCAAAGGTGCATTTTTACGATATTGAATGATACTTACTATACCCATCGGGTAATACTGTAGGTTGCTCTGAAACTTCGGTATTTATAATAAACGCCATCGCCCTCACGGCTTCCGGCTTCGTTTGTATTGCCCTCTACACTTCGGTAAACTGATGAGTTTATTCGCTTGTCATAAAAGCCTGTATGCCCTATTCGCCTAAGTTTTGGATAGTATAAAGTAAACACATCGCCAGGCTGCAAGGCTTTTGAAAAACTGTTTTTAAACCAAACAATATTATCTGAATTGTGGCAACTTAAAGCCATACCATTAATTCGGTTGGCATCTACAATACCTGCCTGTAACAAATTCCACTTAACGAAAGCCGCACACCACGGATAGCCTTTTGTAAGCCCAACTGTTTGTAAATACATTTCAACGGCTTTCCCATCGTTATGGCCAGTGGTTTCCCTAACAACAATTTGTGAAGTGTAGCTTTGTTGCAGTTTGTCGGTTTTCGGTGGCCGTTCCAACGCTAATAGCGAAAGCTGTAATCAGCAATACTACTAGAGATTTTAATTTATACATAAAGAAATTACAGTAAACTTTCGTACCTAATAATTATATCGGCTATCTTATTAGCAAGATATTCCTTGCTAAAGTCATAAGCTGCCATATCGTTAACATTATCAATAAAAGCAAGTTCAAGCAAACAAACTACACCTTGCTCTCTCATTAAGCCCAAACGTCCTCTATTGCTTTGTGCTTCCGTTTTAACACCTCTATTTGGTATAGATAAGGCTGTAGCAGTAATATCAACTATTTCTTTTGCAAATGCCTTATCTAACCTGTCGGCATAATTACCAACTAAAGCTGTCGTACCGGATGCTTTACCATTATAAGAATCAAAATGAAATTCAATAACAACACTACCACTACCAGTTTCAATTCTTTTTAAATACTCGGGTAGAGTTTCTTTATCGTCGTCTTTAATAAATTTAACAGCACGTTTTGTAAGCATATTGCAAACTATATCTCTAAACTCTATAGCTTCCTTATTTTCCTGTCTCCCTGTTGGTCCGATGGCTCCACTATCTTTGAGGTGGTGGCCGGCACTGATAAAAATCATACTAATTTTTTTTTACAAGTGAAATAATTGGGTTTCTAAAAATGTATATCAATGACGCTAAAGTATATGCTAGGCATATCCAAGCCCATACCGGCACCTTATACTTAATTTTTGGAACTGGCTTTTCAACTGTAATAGTTGTGGCACTCAACTTTGCTTTTGAAAGTTCATTTTCCTTGTAGCTTATTATTTGCCTTAAATTTGTTACTACAATCTTTAAGCTATCACTATCACAACGTACCGATAACAAGCCATTTTTTAGGCTAATAGTTGCCTTAGTGTTACCGCTGTTTGAATAACGCTCTATTGATTTATCTTTTACAGTTGGGCAATCTTTGTCCAAAAACAAAGTATCTAAAACTACTAATACACTATCTAATTGTGTGGTAATAACAGTGTCTTTTATAAGTACTTCAACTCGATCTATTTGTTTAATAAATACACTGTCAATTTTTACATTAGTGCTGGTTGACTTATTATATTTTGGACGTGAACAGCTGCTCAAAAAAAGCAATGCAAAAAAAATAGCAACTAAAACAATTATCTTAGTATGATAGCTTTTGTAGTTTACAGAATTTTCCATACTTAGTTTTTTTGATTATCAATTTTGTCAATTAGGCGTTGCATAACATTTGTATTGTTGTTAATACTTTCAATTGCCTTGTCATGCATAGCCACCATCTCTTTACGGTCGGCTTCTCTCTTGAGCTCAAACTCTTTTCTATCTTCTTCACGTAACTCCTTCATCTGGTCGAGTTGTTTACTAAAGTAATAAACCAAACCAGCTAGTATTGCTAGAACCGAAATTTTTTCAGCCCATCCTGGTATTATAAACCCAGTACTTGTTACCTCTAAAAAAAAGTTTTTTATAAACATCTACAAATTTGTTATTAAAGAATTGATTAAAGAATTTGTTACTTGCTTCATTCCTAAGTACCCCCAATGAATACCAACACCGGCAACTACATCTGACGTTTCAGCACCTGCAGTATTTATTGCTTTAAAGTTTGATATCTCGCTTTCAATTTCTGCAATTGCAGTATCAGTCGAACTAAATCCCATTCCTTGAAATTGAGTTGAGTATATTGGTAATGTAATGCCTAAATCTTGCCGAAGCGATGCAAAAAGGCTTTTTGTTTTTGTTTTCCATAAAGGAACGTTATTTCCGCCATCGTTTATCCCTTGTGACCAAAACATTACAACAATTGGTGTTTGTTGAGTTTGGGTTTTAATTAAATTAATAGCTGCTTGCACTCTTGTTATAAACAAAGAATAGGGGTCAATTGTGTTGTATAAAACACCATCAACCCAATTTTCTATTACTGTACCACCTTGGCCAGCTTTGCACAAAAACACTTGCCTTTGACCAAATACTCCCTGATCATATTTATTAGCCAATTCTAATTCAAATCCATGTCCTGTGCTAAAAGCAAATTCTAATCCTTTATGACCAAATTGGTTGTTGTTTCCAATATGCAAATTGTCAAAACTAGCTAAAGTGGTGTTGTTTAAAATCTTTAAGTTTCTTGGTGCCAATTCAAATGTTGTAGCACTTGAATTATTGGCTATACCGCCACTATTACTTTCACCCCCAAAAACTATTAGTAATGGTTGTAATGTATTTGTTATAAAGCTTTCATGCTTACCAAGTAGATTTATTAAATTCATTACAATTTGATTTTAGCTTTTAATGAACCAGGCTCTGTCATTATTGCTTTAACATAAAAATTTGTTACTCCTATTAACTTATTAGGTAGCGTATAAAACGTCGTATAAACAATTCCGTCATTACTTGAACTAAAAATCAAATCATTGCCTACCTTTTTCATTTTAACAAAACTACCTGCTACAATTGGAGCTGTAACATTTGCACCATTCCCACTAACTGTTTCTGCTAAGTATATCCCATTTGGAAAGCCTGGGCCTATATATTGATACATGCCAGCTATAATATTTTGGCTGGTTGGCCAAGTAAAGATGCCGTCATTTACGTTGCTAATTGCAAGAATGCAACCAGTTGACAAAAGTTCATAAACTAACTCAAAGTCATTTGTCATTGTGTAGGAGGTACTAACGTAAGCGCCATTGCCTCCTGTATTACTTGTTAAAACTTTTGTAGCCGTATCAAAACTAACATCCAAATCCAAATCATCAAAAACTACATCGACAAAATTTAAACTTTTTTCTTGCCACATATTAACCCAATAATCAACTCCATCATAAAAAAACAATATGCAATTTACCGTTCCATTTATGTTAACATAAGTAGAGCTATTAGTGCTGATTTTAAATTCACTAAAATCCGGAACATTAACCCCATCGGCAATTAGTCTTACTAATGTAGCTGCCATAGGTGTTAAGTTGTTATTGTAAATTGTAAAAGCAAGTGGAGCAGCAACTGTATGGCTTGCCATTTTACCATTTAGAGAACTAAAAGGTATTGCACTATTAAATGCATATTCCATTGCTACAAAATCGATAACAGAATTTACAACCTGTCTAACTTCTAAACCAGTTATCCTATCTGTGTTACCTTGTTGTGTTATATTATCTGTAACTAAAGTTTTTAATGCGGTTATGCTACCCATTTTTAATATTTGAAATTGTTAATTAAATTCATCTGAAAACTCATCTGAAAATTCGGTTAGTAGGTTTTCCGAATCCCCTAAAACTTTGGGCAAGTAAAGATTGATGCTATGGTTGCCTTTTTAACCATGATAGGCAAGTTGGTGCTTACCACCTGGCTTTCTACTTGCCAGTCAATTACTTCTTCAATATCTTCCACAACAGGGTCTTTAGCTTTGATAGAAGCAACGGTATCAAAAATCCTTACCAATGAACTGGTACAGAAAAATGGCACTAAATCCGTTCTTTTGCTGATTTCATTGTAAAAGTGGTAGTTGTCAATATAATCAGGGTCGTTAATTGTCAGCTTCATAGTACGCTGGCCATAACTGAATTTCCTGTTACCATACCCTTTTAATTCTTTAGGGTCACTAGGATCATAGCTTCCTCTTGTTTGAGGTATCATTATGATACTACCGTTTGTAATACCTGTTTGCCAAGTCGCCAAAGTAGTAGGTGAAGCCAATAAAGTAGGCAAATATGCTTCTTTAATGAAGCCTGATTGCCTTGCTCCAGCAAACTCAATCACCCTTCCTTCAGGGCAATCGTGGCAAGTATGTACTGCTTCATTCTGTCCGCAGCCATATAAATATGCGTATGAACTCATTTTTAAAATTTTTAATGTTAATAAATCATTCGCACAAACATTGCTCAACGCAAGCCTGTGAAAAACTCATTTCAATTTTGTAGCGGATGGCGAACATGCTCATCTGCTCGTTTAAGAAATAATCCGATTGCGGATATTCTTGCCTAAATACTTCTATGTGGTTCATGTTAGAACTCACAGGAATAATCAGACAACTATTTATTTTTAAGTCAGCCATCAAGGCTGTACTTAATCTTTGGGGCATTCCATGCAGCACAACCGGTTCAAGAGCATCTTTTGTCTTGCCAGTAATCTTGCTGTTGGTAAATACCACCATGGTTAGTTCGCTAACGCTTTTGATAAAATACGCATCGCCATAACTGTTTTTTTCCTTGCTGTAAACATTTGTTTGCAGCTTGTGGTAAATTTGAATAGCTTGTTTGCTATCAGGTGTTATAGGAGTTGCTTTACCATCGGCGGTAACAATTGCTGGCAAAAGTTCTATTTGATTTTGTGCAGTTCCCTTTGGGCTTCTTGCTACAATTGTAATCAAGCCATAAAACTTAGCCGGTTGCAATTTTTCTTTATTCAAAGAGCCAGTCTTTAATTCATCATTAATAAATCCTACTATCTGATTTAAAAAAGGCATCTAAATTGTTTTTAAGTATTCAGGTAAAAACTCAATAGCTGTTTGTTTAGCTAATTCAATTTCTTCCTTTGTTAGTTTGGTGAGTATCTTCTTGTTATAAGTTGCTTCGCACCAAATAGCTTTTTTATAATTGTCAGGATTCAAGTAAACTATCCCATATCCATTCCCTGAAGGCACAACATTCATATCGTTTTCCATTTGCCTTGTAAGCGAAAGGATAACTTTTGTGTCGGTTGTACGATTATAAACAGGTCGGTTAGTGCCTGTTTTCACATAACCTGTAAAAGTGCCGTACTCCTTATTTGAAAGCCTTATCCTGTCCACATATTTACCTGCTTCGCCAGCTTTCTTTTTTTCTTTGAACTGTCCTACTTTTTCACCTTTTACATTTTTTGCTGCGTCTCGGTAATTACCAGTTCTAACAACCATGTAACCACTTGAATACTTACCAATTTGATTGCCACTACTGTCTTTACCATCAACATGAACCCTACGTTTCATTTCGGGCAAAATCGCCATTGCTACAGTTCTAAGAATTGGGTCTGGATTGTTTTTCAATGCCTGAATTTGTTCCAATTTCGCTTTTATAACAACACCAATATTTGTGTTTACACTTAACATATTAAGGAGTTTGCATTACCCATTTTACGCTATCATTGCATTCAAGGCATCCTTTTAAACAATCACTATCATTTGGCTGCATACTACTTATGGCATCATCTAAAGCCTGTTCAAACTCTCTGTAGAACTCTATTTTTAGATTTTCGGCTTTTTCCAAATCAATAGTTGTGTACCTGCTCATTTCATCTGAGCTTGTTCGTTCAATCATTAATTCGGCACCATGTAAATACCAAAGAGCTACATCAAACAGTTCCTTTTTTTCGCATATAAGGCATTCAACAACCGTTTTATCTGTTAATTTGTAACATTGGTTAAGTTTTGCTTTTACCAATATTTCAAACTTTTTCATTGTTCGTAAAACAACATCATTCCAAAGACCTATAAACGTTTCCTGTTCATCATTAGCTAATACATCAATCATTTCTAAAGTAACACCGGGCAAAGAATTAATATAAAGCTGTGGAGCAGTTTCATAGCTAACTCCACAACCTTTAATACCAATTCTATTTGCTAAACAAAGCATAACAATTATGCGTTTGTTGCGGTGTACAAATAAGTACCATTGTTGCCAAACAATCTGTCAGTAGCTTCGTAGCTATCTAACGGAATGTTTACAGTTTGGTATGCACAGCTTAAAATGATATTCCAACCTCTGCCCAATGCTACAGGAGCAGCACCGCCGATTATCACATCGCCAGGGCATGTGCGGTAAGTAAGCTGTACATCAAATTCAAAAGCAGCCATAGCACCTTGTCCTAAGCTATCCATTACAGGTAAACGCAAAGTCATAAAGAAATCGCTACCTTTTTGACCTGCTTTAGGGCCACGGAAACGGCATACATTTACAAACTGAACTGCATCTTTTTCAAACAACCCGAATTTATTTGCACCCCAAGCTCCTTGAGCGTAAGGATCAAAGTAAAATTTAGGTAATGCTAATTGGTTTGTATTAACACCGCTTTGGTCGGCACTTTTAGCCACTTGTTGCATATAGTAGTTGTTTATTAAACCACTACCAACAATTGTTGCATTAGCAATACGCATTTCGTTTAGCATAGCATCGCTCATAACCTCTGTCATACCTTGATTAAGAGGGTTTGTTGTGCCATTCAAAACAAAATTTATTGTTTTGGCTGCATTACTACCTGTAACTACATTCTTACCGAAATTGGCAACTTGTAGTCCAAGCAAGTCATTGTTTATATCTGCAAATAAACCATTAGCTTGTTCAATGATGGCTTCGTAAATGTCTTTCATTATACCAGTCATTGTCGGTGTTCCGGCACTTACTTGTGCCAAAGCATCCTTTTCAAATTTGGCAATTTGGTCGTCTTCAAAAACTAAACCTAAAGCTCTGTAGCTTGTTGCAGGTACGGTAAACTCTTTGTAAGCAGGTTTTACTTGAACGGTACAGTTATCAACTGTAACAGATTTACCCGGCACTCCACGAGTGCGATATCTGATTTTAACGTCACGGATATATCCGCTGCCATCATCTTTTCCTTGGCTGATAATATCGGGCTTATTGTTGCCCAACAAATATTGTAAAAAGCCAGGTGTGGTTAATTTATCAATTGGCGTAGCACCTCTGAAAGCTTCACGAGAAGATATCAGTAGGGCATTGGCTAAACCTTTTCCCATTGTATTAGAAATTAAAAAGTAAAAGAATAAGTATTGAACGCTTATTTGAATTCTGCCAACTGTGCTTCTATTTCAGCCACAATGCTACTATTGCCTTGTGTGTTGTTAGAAGGAATGGTTTGCGTTCCGTTTGATGCTGCGGAATGTTGTTGATTTGCATCATTAATTTTCAACAACTTGTTTTGGGCTAATGCCCCATCTATGAAAGTGTTTGGCTCGTAAGCCACATTGTCTTTTGGATTATAAGCTGGATTGCCGTCTTTGTCAACTATTTCAAGTTGTCCAGCAGCATTCCTTTTAACGCTTAGTCCATTTTTTGAAAGTTCTTGTTGAACCGCACCTAAAGCTGTTGAAAGTTTAAGATTGGTATCCATTTCATCAGGAAATATGTAATTTTTACCTGACAATATTGTTTTAAGTTCAAACGTTGTTAAATCGTTTTCCCTTGCAGTTTTAAATTCGTTTTCTTTAGCAACTAAGCTGTCTTTTAGTTCTTTTAATTGCCTATTGTATTCAGCTTCTTTTTTAGTGAAATCATCAGCAGATTGTTTGTTAGTTGCACCACTTGCTTTTTTACCAGCTTCATGGGCAAGTTTGGTAACTAAAGCTATTTTTTCATAGGTGTTCTTATTTGTAGTGAACTCTTCACTAGGTTGCAATCCAAGTTCAGTAATCAATTCATCCAACTTGCTATCTGCACCGCTTAATGTTGTTGCTTTTATGGCTTTAATGACTTCGCTATTGCTTTTTGCGGCATCTAAAGTCAACAATGATTTATCAACCTTACCGACAGTTTCATCAGCTACTTCATTATCCAATTCAAATAGTGGCTTTAATTCTTCATTAGAAGTATCAATACCTGCTTTCTTAAAAAGTTTTTCTAATAATGTGCCGATTTTTGCCATAGGTTAAATTATTTTACTTCAAATGATGCAATTTTTTTAGCAGCAGCATCTAAAACTGTTTTTCTTGATTCGCCAACAATCAAAGCATTTACATCATCTGCATTTTTACAAGCATTAATTTTTTCAATAACCAGTTCTGCCTTTTCTTGTGGTGCATTTTTTGCAGCCAATAATGCTTCCAACTCCGCAATCCTTGCATCTTTCTCCCCAACCACATTTTCCAGTTCTTTTGCCTTGTCCTGTGCTTCGGCAGCAGTTACATAGCTTTCATCAATGAAAGGCAATTTTGCAGCTTCGTCTTCGTCCATTTCCTCAAACTTCCATTTTTTTCCTTCGGGTTGCAGGTTATTGTAAGCCATAAGGCTGGCTTTGTTTGACAAAGGAACTTTGTGAATGGTTTTGTCTGTTTTTCTGATAACTAAAACTTTTTCCATAATACTGCTTTTTGTTGCGGAGGGCGGACTCGAACCGCCGAACTGAAGTTTATGAGACTTCCGAGCTACCGACTGCTCTACTCCACGATTTATTTTGTAAAAATACTCTTAAAGATAAAATATTTATCAATTAGAGTAAAATTGTTGTACCTTTGTGGTAAAATGCACTAAATGACTATTAAGTTAAATACGGATAATATTGACAAAAAAGTAGTAGATTTGATTATAGATAAACAAGCCGAATTTAAGAAAGAGAAAGGCAGGATTGTTAGTTTGGAAAAAACAGTAGAACGATTACTGAAAGAGGCTTATATCAAAAAATAACTATGAGTAAATTTTGCCAAAATTGCGTAAGCTGGACGAAAGTTGCCACACGGATAAGTGGCAATAACTTTGGCATTTGTAACAATGTTGGCGTTGAAATGAAAATTGCCATTGATGGCAAAACCTGTACAAGCGATGATGGGGCTTTTTGGACTGAAGAGTATTTTGGATGCATCTATCATCGTGAAAATGACGGCAGCCTTTTGGGTTTTGATGATATAATTGACAGCGATACAGGGGAATTAAAATAAATGTAATTTTGCATTATGAAAGATGGCGTTATAAATACTGATACTAAAAAAGGCAAAGAAATACCTATGCCAAAAGAAACTATTGATAATATGATTAGCAAATTTCAAAGTGTTGGTGATGGAGATACTGTAACAGTCGCTGAACTAAAAGCTCTCCGTGAAAAAAAGAAAGCCCGTCAAAACTCTTCCAAGTAAATTGTATTCCCATCCACTTTAGTTACTTTAAAGGCACTCATGCTTTGAAATAATACTTCTTGTTCTGGTGCATGGGATGATATATTTTCTATAAGCCTACCAGTTTTTGATTGAATGTTAAACTTAACTTTAGAACCCCAATCGTGTCTTGGATTTTTTGATGTAGATAAGAAACCTTTGAAAACTTTTAATTTTTCAGTTCCAACTAATTCAGAAAATTCTTTTAAGTATTCTTGTACTGGAATTCTTGGAGTGTAGTCTCTTAATACTGTTCCTGTATGGATGGGCATTTTCTCCAATACATCGTTCAATAAACCTTCAAACTTACTTATAGCAGGGGATGGATTGCCTAAGTATAATTCAGTATTAATTTCATCGTGTGCATGAGTTGTATAAGCAAATATCAGTTTAGCCTCTTCGTGGGATAAGTTATTTTTTACTATACCCGAAATATCAACTATGCTACTTGTTTGCCCCGTTGTTTTAAATAACTTCATTTCACTTTCAAACTCGGCAAAAGCAGATGTAAACACAGAACTATTATTCAGCTCTTTAACATCCGCAGTAGTAACGATGAATTTTCCTTTATTCTCAAACATTGCTTTAATATCTAATGGTACTATACTATCCGGCACCCAAAAGAATTGATGTCCGCAGTTATACCCACCTCGGCGTACTTTGAAATTATCGGCATTTGTATCAGGGATTATACCAAGTGGTAGCCCTGTTGTTTTACTCAACTTGCAATCAGTTCCATCTATATGTCCCTTAATTATTTCGGGCAATTCTGATTTATGCACCCATTGCTTTTCAGTCAATAGTGTACAAAACTCTCTTGTGGTAGTGATATTGCTCCCAACATATCTACCCCAATTAAATTGTAAATCCTGTGCAACTGTTTCACTATATTGGGCATTGTACTGGTTAATTGCATCGGTAGTTATTTGCTTGGTATATCGCTGTAAATTCCCCTCTCCAGTTTCATTTTGTAAAATGTGATTTTGTAGTTGTTCTTGAAACTTGGCATAGCTGCCACCTGTGGTAATATTTTGCTGTAATATCTTTTGAATTGGTGCAATGATGTTACTACTTAAACCCTGCCCAACTAAATCATTTATAGTACTCTCAACTGCCAATTGCTTAATGATTGGAAGTGTGTTTTTTGGTTTATACTTTTTGTTGAACTGGCTAAAATATTCATTGTTTAAATTGCTAACCGTTGTAAAACTATCGATGAAACTTTGAACTGATTTTTTGTATTCCGCACTGATTATTATCTTCTCCAGCTTGTTTTGTAATGTGCCAATCAACTTTAGGTTCTCAATATTATTAAGCAACTTGCCATTCTTTACCTGCAATTCTTTAACAATAGGCTGCAACTCCTCATACACCAGCTTTTGAATGCCAGGTATAGTATCCTGAAACTGTGCAATAGCATCGTCAATAGTGGATAATATGGTTTTAATTGATTGTTCCAATTTTGTACTTTTACTCTATGTCTGAATTTTGTAAATCATGTGCTAATAAATTTGGTATGCAGGATGATAGCCCAACGCTCTGTGAGGGGTGTGGTAAATCATTTTCTACGCCGCCTGACTATTCGGTTTGGTATTTTGTTGCTGTGCTGACGGCTGTTGCTGTTGCTGCATCTCTGCTATAACCTGCTGTTTTTGTGCATCCACCATTTGAGAGGCTGCATCATTGGCTTTTATCTTTTCATCGGCATATTTTGTTAATACTTGCATTTGCTCATCGTAATTTTTTTCGCCGAACTTTTCATCATCCCTTAAAGCCCTTTTGATAAACGAAGCCATGTAGTTACTAATAATGTAATCGGTAAGTGTACATCCTTTATTGGATAGCATACTTAACTTCTCATCGGTAGATACACCAGGCAATGGGTCTAAGTCAAAATACAGCTTAATATTGTTTGCCAAATTTGGCTGATTGTAAAACTTTTTAGCCGCTAACTGCTGCTCTAATGTTGCAATCAACAGAGGGTTAATTTTTGCCGACCTTGCATCTGTAACCTCTTTCATCAAATAATCTTCGGGCAACAAATCAAAGTTTTGCGGAACTGGAATGTTGGGCAACATTTCCATTCTTTTTTTTGCATCTGGCACTAAAAAGAAATACCTCCACTCGTTGATAAAATAAATTACTTTATCTGCTGAATACACCAAATCTTCTGCGAAATTGTAAACGGTGTTATTCAATTCCTCTCTATCTACCTGTTTTGCATCTCCGCTAATGCTCAATGGCGTTTGGTCAAGGAACTGCATATTAATAGCAGCAAGAGCCTTGTAATTGTTCTTTTCAACGCTTTTCTCTTGCAATTCTAATATGGCTGTATCCCTTGTAATATACCCAGCAGGTGGCATTGGATTAGCTTGTTTGCCAAATTCGGCAGGGTCTATTTGCAAATGTGCAAATGGCGAAAATTTAACCTTGCCGCTACCACCGCAACTTGTACATTGTACAGGGCCGTTGTCGGTTGGTTTATTACCAGCACCGCCACAAGCGTTGCAATTCTTGTTTTGATAGTACCAAAACAAAGGGTACAAATGTTGTATTTTACTGCCCTTTAAATCGCTGTACTCACAAGCCGCTTCATCAAGGAACGGAACCATAGCATCAATACGGCTACGGCTCAAATTCAGGTTATCGTACTGCTTGTATGCTTCAGCTTTAACCTTAAACAGAGGAAATTGCCCGATAATGTTAGGCTGCTGAAATGCTGCAACAAATCCGTCTTTGCCTTGCTCATAAATGATTATTTCCTTATCGTCTATGTAATAAAAAATATCACCTGTTTGATAGTTATTTCCATCAAGTATGTAACTCGTTTTACGCTTACTATGAAGTATTGCAAATTTTTCTTTCTCATTAAATTCAATAACCTGATTGCTGTTGAAAACAATGGGCACCGGCTTAGTGTATCTATCTTCTTGTATGGCTTCCAAAGGAATTACCGCAACCACTGCATTGGCATCAATTAAATTTTGCTTTAACAACAAACCAAATAACCAGTTGGTTATGCTACCATAAGCAGGTAGATTATTAGAGCAATACTTTTGCAAAGTTTCATCCTCAACAATTTTGGCGGTCTTTGTTTTAGGGTAATCAATGCACCAGTCGGGGCTACGCCTTATTTTACTAAAACTTGTTACCACTTTGCTAATTGGCAGTTTTGTAATTGGCTTATAGGTTATTTGCCTGTACTCCAGTATATCCTCCGTTTCACTTGGTCGGCGTTCTTTAATCATCGTTCCAGGGAACTCACCATCTGCATGGATGCGAAGGCTATCATACAATTTTACACTTTCAGTAAAAAGCGGATAGTAAATACCATTACTGGTAAAGTACATTTGCAACTTATCATTACTAATTTTAGGCATTGTTATAAACTTTTTCTTTCAGGTAAAAAGGTTCGCTTATCTACCACCTGATAGGGATTTGATAAGCCAAGTTTTGCGAAGTAGTGCTTCGCCAGTATGTTGTAATTATACTTTACAAAATCGTTCGTATAGTTGCCGCCAATGCTATACCCATAAAAGCCAACCAACTCATAAGGATATTTCCTGTTTAAATTTGGCAGTCCTAAAAATCCGTTGAATATTGGTGTGTAATTATCCTGATGAGGGTAAACACCTGTTAACATACAGGCAATTTGTATGGCCAGTTCATCCGTCATTGTGCCGTTGGCGAAACCACGACAAACCACATTAGGCTTTTTGTAAACAGAATTTACTTTAGCAAAATATTTTTTGTTTGATGCGGTTTTTTTGAAGTATAGAAATTCACCAAATATTTTGTACAGCTTTTCATCACCACTAAGTTTGTAAGCCTTTTTGATGTCTTCTTCTTCAGCCCAAACACTATTCTGCTTATCCCAGCCAAAACCACGATTTGAGAAAGTAATATCTGTTTTATCCAATTCTGCAAATAGTTCTGATACTTTTCTACCTTCAATCCAAATCATGTCGGCATCCAGCTTTATGCTAACATCATAAGGAGAAATTTCATATACAAGCACCGTGGCATTATTGAACACTATTTTGCCATTAACCGTAAATTTTTCTGCTTCCAATTTTACAAAATCATCAAACAAATGCGGATACACCAACTTGTTTTCATCATCACAAATAAGGCATATTTTAATGCCACTGTCATCCGATCCGTTAGCTATCAATGATGCAGCTAAATTTTCGGCCATACGATAATAATTTTCGTGTCCTAATGCGTATATAACTATTCCTTTTGTCATAAATAATTTTGTTTAAATGAATGACCAGAAACTACCACTACATAGCTGTGTTCCGGATAAATCTGTTACTGAAAAAAACATTTCAAAAATTGTGTGTACGCCACCTCCATCGTAATCAACTGCAAAGTCAATAAATGTTTGCCCTGCGGTAATATTTACAGTCTGCTGCTTGTACATACTATACCCATTAAGGATTCCTGCTTGGTCGTTATAGGCGGTCAATATAACTGTTCCAGGTGTATTGACGGTAATTCCCATTCCATAAAAATTGTACGTTCCTGCTACGCCAAAAGGTATTGGGTCTTGTGAGCCAACGTTACAATCCATTGTTATGTCGCCAGGCTGTGCTGCACCGCTTATATTTAATGTATCTGAAAATGCAACCGAATTAACCCCAGCACAGTTAGTAATATTGAACGATACAGGTATATTAGTTCCTATTGCATTCGGTGTACCACTGAATACAACACTACTACCTGATATAGCAATATTCATCCAAGATGGCTTATTTATGTTTGCTAACGCAAACGGAGCATCTCCGCTAAGATTAAATGAGTAATTGTAAGCAGTGCCTACTGTGCCGTTAGGTAAATTTGGATTACCAATAATACCCACAGGAATACAACCACCTGCACCAATACCAACATTGTTGATAAATGCAGGGCCAGCAAAAGTGCATTCATTTATTAAAGATGCACTCCAAAATCCAATGTTATACACCCCTATTGGTACAGTCTTTACATAAGGTACATTTGGTGAAATATTGTCACTAAATGCAGGTATCCCTGTTGTAGCTGGTGCAATGTAACCTGCTGTATGTAGTTGTGTAACTATTGGATTTAAAAAATTCCAAGTAATTGTAATTGTTTCTGTACCATCGTTATTGTTTACTACCGAGGCTTGTATGTTGGTAATTAATGGACAAGCAGGTATGTTTAAATCAACAGGTTGGCAATCTGCACAATTATTATTTCTGATTGCATAAGGTGTTGCTAATACTTTAAATTTTGCAGGTGCTATACAAATATTGTCTGTCCAATCTATATCATATTCGCCAGTTTTACTAATGCCACCATTGTAGTTACCCGTTGAAATATTTACTAAGTCATGTGCCAAGGCAATAACGATTTTATCATGAAGCAACTCATTAAAATGTTCTGTTTGAGCTGTATACTCTTTTGTTATCAATGACCTAGTTTGCCTGATAACACCATTGCTTTTACGATATACGGCTTTATCTTCAATAGATTTCGGCTGCGACAAGTACATATAAAGCCTTACCCTGTTTATAGGGTTTGTGATATTGCAGTATTGAAAATCTGCATAGTTTTCATTATTGGCATAATCTAAAACAGAAGTAAAACAATCATGGCTTTTTAGGATAAAACAATTGCTGAATGCTTCCTTTGTTTCTATGTTTGAATTGATAGCTGTTGAAGCGTATATTTTAAAACTAAAGCATTGATTGTACTGAATTAATCCAATCAATCCTAATAGGGTATTTCTCCACAAGTAAGTTACCTGTGTGGCACCAGTTCGGTATCTTTCAAATAACAGATTGTCTGTTGCAGTCCAATTATGTACAAGATTTCCATTAACATCTAAAAGCAATAATTGTATATCAGATACTGCATTATTCATTAAGTCGTTTGCATCCTGAATATTGGCAGTAGTAATATTGAATTGAAAAATCAAATCTGTTTCAGCACATACCGGCAAACAAACTTCATTCTCTCCAATGCAACAGTTAGCGGTACTATTTGCCGGATTGAAGTTTACAAAACTGTATTTTGGCGATATAATATTAATTGCTGCCATTAGTTTGTTTTTGGAATTAATGTAAATGTTCCCTTACCTTCTTCGGGCTTGTATTGAATGCTTTCAATCCAGCCAAATCCATCTTCACAATCGCTTGAAAAGTGAATTAGCCCATACGGATTAGCTTCAATCAGCTTGTAATCCTTGCTACTCATTGGATAATCAAACGTTACTCTTTCAGAGCTTAAAAATGGTTTCGCATTATTTTGGTCTGCGTAAATAGTTAAATCAATTGTATCATTTTCAATCAATGAACCATTTTCCAATTTGCAGTTCGGGTCTTCCATTTCGCCCTGTGCGTAGTAATTGGCATCGCCATCCGTGAAGATGATTTTTGCACTTGCAAACTGTTTGTAACTCTCAAATACCCTATTCATCCAACGCATAGCGTTACGGATAGGACTAATACGATAGTTGTAAAGTGTTGCAGGGTCAATAATGTTTTGCGGATTAAGCACATTGCCAAGCTCTACATACAGACCTGAAGGGAATACTATACTTGGAAATGTGGCAATAAAACATTCTTCATCAAAAACAATATTTTGAGTTACCTGATAAAGCACATAATCAAAGCTGGTAGTAGTTGCTGAAATAATATTGTAAGTAGCATTATTATTTACAGTACCAGCGACTGTTATTGTTGCAGACCCTAAAAAGTACGATTGGTTTTGCTGATTGGTAAAAACCTTTATTGTATTATTTGCAGCATTAAAAATAACCCTGAAATGAGGCACTCTTGTAGCACAAATAATAAAACTTTCCTTGTCATATCGCCAATCCTTACTGTTGTTATCACCTTTACGCCTCGTAATTTCCAAAGCATACCCCGAAGCAATAAACTTGCTCAACTTTACCAAATCATTCTTTACCTGATTTAATGTTGTACGGTAGGTACGTTTGGTAAGAAATTCATCCAAGCCGGTGTATTCCTCAGCTTCCCACTTAGCATATCCAAATTGAAAGGTGCTGAATACTTCCTTCTCGTACATCTTACGAGTTACCTTGCCTACATCTGTGCAACTTAAAATAATATTGTTGTTATAGAAGTGTTGCCATGGCTCTACACGTAAACGATTATATCCAGCCCTGTTAGGGTCTGTTTCAACGCCCATTCCGATATTATGTATAGGGTTTAACCCCTCAAAAATGTCCTGAAGACTTAGTGAAAATAGACTTGGTTTGTTTGGTATCCTGTTTTCCTGTTTACGAATTCTTATGCCGTCTGTGATAACTTCCAATCCGCCACAACCATCCACAGCATGGCTGTATGGTTGGCTATCTGTACGCCCAAAGTATTCACTATATGCCCTTAAATTATCATTGGTAATACTTTCCGAAATACGGCTCAACGCTTCGTTTACAGCAAATACTTTTGAGGTGGTTGCTGGAGTATGCGAAAGGTTAGATATTTTGAAAAAACTATTTTGATTGATAGTAAGTTTAAAAGCCTTGGCACCATTGTTTATAGCGTTAATCATTGATTGATTTTTCCGCTCTGTTATGGTTATGAACATATACAGCCTATCGCCCTCATTAAGAATAAAATTATTGTCAACAAAAGTGGCCCCTATATTTAATACAGAACCCGGTTGCAATCCAACTCCACCAGTACCAGGGTTAGGGAAATAGTTTGAAGGATCGTACAATACATTACGATAAACAATTTCATAATGCGAAAGCAACTCTCCATTGGTTAATAAATTAGGTCTGCTTGGCAATCTAAGTAGGTAAAATGCTGTTGTGCTAACAACTGTATTCAATACTTCAATTTGTCCATTAAACAATAATCCTAACTGTACAGGATTGCTTATTTGCCCATAATTGGGACTATCTGCATAATAATTTACAATAGGGCTTAAATTCAATGGCCATAACCCCGACATTGGAAACGGATGCCCTGTATTTTGGGTGCTTGTATCAGGGAATAAGTTAGCTGTATTGCTATTTTGCGAAGCCAAATCCATTGTATGGCCATGATATGTAGTGCCTACTTTTTGTACAGGATTAAATGAGAATCCTCCAATTTCAGCAGCTTTTATTGTCATTGCAAATTCCAGTTGCCCATAGGTTAAATTCCATCCTGTATTGAAAGGTGCTTGTAATCCGCCATTGAACTCTTCATCAATATTTGTTTCATTGATGGAGTGGTCTTTTATAAATATTCCCTTGCTTGGTAACTCCATTTCAAACGGCAAAGCTGCATAAGTAGGTAATACTGTTGTTTCGTCAAAGGCTACAGATGTTTCAAGATTTACTTTTTGATTTAACCTATTGCGTAAGTCCTTTGTTTCTTTTGTAGTTTCAACAGGAACTTTTACATAACAATCGTCGCCACATACAAACTCAAAATCTTTGAACATAAATTTGCCTCGGCTAAATTCCTCATATCCATTGCCGCAATCTTCCTCCATTATCAACGTCATTTCACCCTGTACGCCATAAGTATCGTATTCGTCTTTTAGTAGCTTTTTTGCTTTCCCATCAAATAAAAATGTTTCACCCTGATTAGTGAATACAATGCCATGCCAGTCCAAGTCTCTTTTTATCTCGGAAACATTAGCATCCCATCCTGTAGGTTCATCTATTACAGTTGTTACATTATTTCGGTCTAATATGGTAAATCTCCAAAGCATTATGTCATTGAGAAGTATTTGTTTTTGATTTCAGTTTTTGTATTACCACTAAGCATAAATTGTTTCAAACTATCTCCATCAATAGCGTTGTGTATTTGTGCAGGGGCAGGTATAATACCAGCCATTTTGTTTGCCACAGCTTCGGCTAACTTGTCATAATCTATTGACTGATTTGTTGCGGTAGGATGTACAAACTCCGGCACCTGCGGAAATGAGAAATGCTTATACATTGCCTCCATTGATGGAAAGACCATATCATCTCTATGCAGATAAGTAAGCCTGTCTTTTGGGCTGCCTGTAGCAATTTCTATGCTGCCATCTTTACGCCAAATAGGTTCAAACTTACCACCATCATCTACGATACCCAAACCTTCATACCCACCTTTTTGCTTACCGTACTTGAAGCGTGGAACAGGTGTACTACTTATTTTAGCTACCTGAATTGCTGTAGATGCCGCCACCAATGCTGCAAGTATTACTCCGGCAATAATAGTAGGAGCCGTAGCAAAAGCATTAGTAATACCTAATAAACCATTGATAACGGCTTGTGTTTTCTTTGCTTCTTTATCAGCATTAAAAGCCTTTATTTTTTCCTGCCTTTCACGTTGCTTGTATTTTTCCTCTATGTCGGCTTTCTGTTGTTCAGTAAGGTTTTTATTGTCAAGTTCCTTTTGCTTTTGTTCCTCCAGCAAAGCCAACTGGTCATTTAATGCCTGTTGCCTTGCTGCTGCACTATCAGCAAATATTTGATTAACCACGGCTTGGGTAGCCTGAATAACCGCAGCCGCTTCTTCTTTAAAAGCAGTAAGGCGAGCCTGTGTTTTTTCGGCAGGGCTAATATTAGGATCGTCCAGTATTGCCTTTAGCTTACCAACACTTTCTGTAATGGTGGCAAACACATTTTGGAACTCATTAAGTGCCGTTTTAATAGCACTCGTATTCAATACTGCATCTAATCCTTTTTGCAGTATTGCAAATCCAGCTTTATAAAAGGCAACTCTTTTTTCTGTTTCCTTTATATAAATTTCTGTAATCTGCTTCTGTGTCTTTTCCTCTGATTCGCTTCGCTTATTTAATAGGTCTTGATATGCAACATCAAATTCGTGTGCAGTAAGTAAGCCATCTTCAACCTGCTTTGTAAGTGCTTTATGTTGCAGGTCGAACTTATCATCCTCAAACTTCTGTAGTTGTTCAAGGGCTTTAATTTTTGCATCGCCTGAAGCAAATTGAGATTCTACAATTCGTTGATTTGCCTGTGCAGATTTGAAAGTAAATACTTCTAATGTTCGTAGGTTATCATCCAATATGGCTTTTATTGTAGCCTTTTTTGCCTCAATAGTTTGCTTATCATATTTGGCATTTATTTCAGCAATTTTTGCAGTATTACCTTCTGCCTGACTAATTTCCAGTTGGCGTTGTTTATCCAAACGAGAAAGTGTAATGTCAAGTTTTTGATTTTCGGTTATGCCAAACTTATCCAATGCGGCATTTTCATAGCTGATTTGGTTTTGTAGCTGTGCTTCATTAAATGCTCGTAAAGCATCTTGACGTTGTTTTTGATATTTCGCCTTTATTTCAGATACCTGCTGTTCGGTCAATTCGGTGGCTGATAAATCTATCTGCTGTGATGCTTCAATGAATTGTATTTTGGCATCGTATTCATCCTGTGTTCCTTTTTGTGCCAAAATCAACTGTGCATTGATACCAGCTTTCTTTATCTCAAGCAACTTTGTTTCGTGTTGCCTTCTTAATTCCGCAATCTGTAAATTTGCTTCAGCTTCAATTTTGGCTCGTTCTCCTTTAGAAAGATTAGGGTTTGATTTTATTTGTTCACTTGTTCTTGAACGTATAGCTGCAATTTCAGCATCTGTTACAGCCTTTATAGAAGCAATGCTGTCAACCTGATTTTGTAAAATCTGTCTCTTTTTATTAGCAACATTAGCTTCGTCCATTGAAGTAATTGACTTCAAGGTATAGGCATAAATCTGTAGCTGAATATCAGATATTGCCCTTGCATCTTCGGCGGCATTTTTAGCCTTTTCGCCAGGTGTCAGGTCAGGGTTTAATTTATCCTTTGCATCTCTTGTGGCACGAATAGAAGCAATCTGTGCATTTTTTTCAGCTATAGAACCGCTACGTGTTGCCAATACTTTAGCTTCTTGAAATGCAATAAACGATTTCAGTTCATTGTCTGCTAAAGTTTTTCGGAACTCTATACTTTTAACTTCAAGTGCATTTCGCTCATCTTGATACTTAAAATCTAATTCAAGGTTTTTATCAAGTAGCTTTTTGTAATCTTCTGCACTTAATTCATTTCTTACTTTCTCATCGTTTAAGGCTTTTGCTGTAGCAACTCGTGCATCATCAATAATTTTTAACCTTGCATTACCTGCTTCACCCTCTATTCTTGTCAATTCAACCGCCGATGCTCCTCTTTGTTTAGCTAAAGCAACATGTTTGCTGGTTGTATGCTCTAATGCTTTCAAATCAATGTCGAGGTAATCCGTTGCCTCTTTCATGGCATCATTGAAAGTATTTTGTGCAACCGCTGCATCTCTACTTGAACTGCTAAATATGCTAATTGCAGCAACCAAAGCAACTACACCAGCAATCACTAAACCTATCGGGTTAAGGCTCATTGCCACATTCAATTCTGTTTGGGCTACAGTTGCAGCTTCTGTAGCAACTACCTGTGCCCCTTCAGCTACTACCACGGCTTCAGTGGCAGCAACATTGGCAACTTCCGCAGCAGTCTCTGCAACTACTGCTGTTGTTTGTGCAGTCCTTGCACCTGTATTGAATAGTAATGAAGCAGCACTTTCTTTTTGTAATACGTTCTGAATAGCTTGTAATCCTTGCAAAATGCTCATAGCGGCATTTACTTTTAGTAATGCCTTTTGCACCTCTTCATTCTCGCTACCAAATAAAGCAGCCGCACCTTGTGCTACTGCAAATCCACCAGCTACGCCACCGGCCAAAGAAATTAACCCATCAATGTGTTTTGTGTCGCTTCCTAATCCCTTAACTGTAGCGTTCAAATCCCTCATTTGGTCGTCCAGTTCACCTGCTTTTTCTTGCAGAGCCTGAAATGCCGGAGTTCCTTGTAAACCTGCTTCGGCCATAGCAACCAATTCTTCTTTTGCTTCCTTAATTCTTGAACGTAATGACTGTGTTTTGTCTCCTGCTTCATCTTCCCATGCCCCCAACTGTTTTAGTTGTTCATTCATCGCTTCAATGGAAAGCGTAATCTGATTTATTTCCTCATCTGTTTGGGCTGTAAATATGCTTTCCTGTGCAGCTTTTCGGGCATTTTGTATATAGGCAATCAATTCTTTATTTGTAAGTCCTAACTGTGCCTGTATTTGTTTAAGGTAGTCTTTATATGCACCGCCTATAACAGCCTTATCCATACTCTTTGCTGCTGTGGCTAATGCATCTATACTTTTTGCTAATTTATTAGTGCTTTCAGTAGAAGTTTTTGTTTGATTGTTCATTGCAGATGCAGCCTTTCCCCAAGCCTGTCCAACTTCACCACTTTGGGCAATAATATTGTCCAAAGCATTTTCAACTGGCTTTAATTCATCCGTTTTACCCACAAAATTGATTACTACATTTTCTGCCGACATTACTTTTGTTTTGCCTTTTGTTTAATGGCAGCCTTTAGTAATTCCTCAAGCTCCCAATAAAACTCGTAGATTGTTAAATGAGAAAGTATTGCAGCGTTTATACTGCCGGCGACAAGTTTAATTTGCCTTGCAATATCATCTTCTGTTCGTCCGATAGCATGGCTAACATCTTGTCCAAATGTTGTTGGTTTGTTTTTTTGGTCATCGCCGAAAACTGTTCTAAATTTTCTCCTGCATACTGCAAATAAGGTATCAATTCCAATAGTGGCTTCTGCAAAAAAAAATCAGTAAGGCTTGTGCTTTTTTTCCAAAACCTTATTTTATTCTCTCCATATTTGTACTCATACACATACGGGTTTTCTTTTTGGTCAAAGAATACCACTGATGCCAGTTTGAACATTAAATCAGGCTCTTTTGGCAATTCCAACCTTTGCTTTAACTGGTCGTTCAAATGCTTCAACTCAACCAAAGTATCAATAGTTATTTGCTGCTGTTTTAGGGCATTATCAAAAGCTAGTGTATGAGCCTTTAAAAATGTTCTATCGCAATTCATATCTAACTCCTTATAGTATACCAAGCACTTTAATGCACGGTCATAATTCATATTCAGCAAATCATCAAAACGGAAATAATGTCTATCACCAATGGTAAAAGCATAGGTAATAATATGTTTGGCATCAGGAAAAAACTCCTTTGGGTTAATACCTGTTAATATTTCCATTTTAGTTTGCATACTTTAATAATTTTTCTTCAATTTCAAATCCCCAAAACGGCCCAGCAATTACCATGTTGTTAAGTAAGATACTGAATGTATTATTTTTTACTTTCGTCCGTATTTCATACCCATGTTTTTCAGGATGATTGAAATACTGTTTATGCCCACATGGCACTACACATTCATAATACATTACCCACCCTTTACTCTCTAATACCTGTCTCATCTGTAAAAAATAAATTATAGATGATACAATTGACTCCGCACACACATAGCAACAATCTTATGTCAAAGCTCCATGTTAATACAATAGTCCAAAAGCTACTCATGCAACAAAGGCAATCCCATAATGGCTTTTGAATGTAAATGCTTTTGATTTTGTCAAAGTGTTTGTCAATCAAATTAGCCGCCCATATTCGTACACCACCTAACAGGCTTCCTTGTTGAAACAGCACATAAATTGCTGTTATTTGTAACGATATGGTAATTGCCTTTTCTAACATTATTAACTAAAAAATCCTGTGTTTGTAATAGTATTTATTCCAATCTGATATATTTTAAAATATGAATTAATGCCTACTACAGCTGCTGCTGCAACACCTAAACTAAACGATGGTATTAGTGTTCCTGCGGCATTTATTCTTATAACTCCATTTACTTTTACCCAGCCAACTGTATTAACATTAGCTGTAACTACTGTTGTATTTGTTGCTGTATTACCTGCTGTGCATTGTGGTGCGGCAGCCGTAACTAAAGCAGCTTTATTTCCAATAGTATCAAACTTTAATGAAGTAATTGTAGCTGTACCAGCAAAACCAAAACCAATAGAACCACTTGTTGCAGTCATTGCCGATAAATCAAAATAACACTCAAAGAAATAAGTTGTAGCTGCCCTAGCATTAAATGTACCATTTGCAGGTGTGTTAAATAATTGCTTCAATACATTTGCCGTTCCGATTGGTGTAGTATATGCAGCATTTAAGACCAGTGATTGAACAATCAATGGTCTTCCTCTTGTTTCTATTGGTGTGCTAAAATCTTCCATTACGACCTAGCAAATATTGTTACCTCAAATTGGTTTGAAGACGGTGCCACATTAAAGCGAATACGTACTGTATTTGCATCAGGGCATTCTTTATCGGTTTGTACCTCATCCCACGGCGAACTATTACGGCGTACACAAACAACAACTTTACGAGTGTTGAAATTATGCACTACATCATATTGAGTTGCAGTGCCATCTCCAATTAAACCACTTGCCATTTTAGCAATCAATGTGGAGTTTTTCAACTTCAATGGTGTTACCATATCAGTGTCTATAACACCTGCATCTGTCTCTGCTTGTGTAGCTACTTGTGCAATACCTGCAGTTGTCTCACTTGCTGGCGAAGCAGCTACACCAAATTGCACCCAAGCCGGAGAACCAGTTCCTAAAACAAAGTTTACAGTAGTTTGTCTCCATGTAGTATTTGCATTAGTACCTTCTTCTACTGCAACAATTGCAGCTTCTAATTCATTGGCAGTATTTGCGTCTAGTGAACGAGTCATTGCTACGGCTGCACCATTCCAAATGTAAATACCATTTTCGCTTCCAGTTGTTTGGTTCTTTACCAAAACACGATCACCTGCAACCATTGTAATACCATCTATTGTTGCTCCTGGTGATGCAATAGAGATGTTACTGACCGTAGCTACACGGCAACTATCTTTAGGTGATAAACCTTCTATAGCTGCATTTAGTTGTGCAACGGTTGCTGCATCTTGTGGGTTTACACCATCGGGTAGGTTAACAATTTTACCTTCGTTAACAAAATCTAAAGTTGTTTTTACTTGTTGTGCCATTTAAAATAGTTTTAATCAATCAATAATCTACCACTTGTAGAAGATGTGAATGATACAGTTATAAAATTGTGATTTACGGTATCTTCCGTAACGGTGGCAATAATTAAATTGCCTGATAAATCATATATTGTTACATCAACAACTCTACCTAAATTATGATTGTAAGTAATTGATGTTTGATTTACAAAAGGAACTACAATACTATCATTTGATGTACTACTATTATTTTGCGGAATAACAGCATCTGTGAACTGTATGACGTTTACACCACTAGTATCGCCAACATCTTTTTTGAAATTTGAAAGCTTAGCTAAAGCACACGAATAGTTTTTACTTCCAAATACAAATGTTATTGGTTGTAAGTAGTTTGAACCATTCTTTAATTGAATTTTTATATTGCTTCCTTTTTCTAAAAATCCTGATGGCAAATCAGATTTATTAATTAGTAAATCTCCCTGTGCATTTGTTTGGGTTAGTTTTTGATAAATATTGCTACTACCCACTTTTTGAATTACCCAATAGATGCCATAGTTAGCTGGTAAAGCAGCTTTAACCACGATATTATCGCAGCAACTAATTATAGCCTCAAAACAACCATTGTTGCAACTCATTTACACAAAATTTTTAACAAATATACTCTAATTGATAAAAATATTATCTTTATGATAAAAATATTTTATGAATTGGATAAAACTGCCCATAGAGGGAGAGGGAATTAAGCTAGTTAATTTAGATAGAATTGAAACAATCGGCCCCAGTGATAAGGGTTCATCTTTAATTACAATATCGGGAACTACAATAAGCTCCCTGATAGACTTTGAAACCCTATGTAATCAAATTCAGCCAATTTTAACCACAACAGATGTAGCAGGTAATGAGCTTTAAATCTTAGTGTACCAACCCATAAACATATTGCACCAATATCGAATTGTATCGAGAACGTCTGCCTGTTGTGCCGGGTCTTTCCTGTCTCTTTTTTCAATACTACCGTCTGCAATCATTCTCACATTTTCAGCGTCATAGATGGCTGGTTTGGCTTTCACAGGACATATTTTCACAGGGAATGATGAAAATATATTATTTACCAAAGTCCTATTGTTTTTTAATGGTGGATTTGGTGTTATTTTTATCTGCCCCTCGTTTAATAACAACTCTTTTTTGATAACTGTGTAATTGGTAACCTGCTCTTTAAAAATAGAACTTACTGTATCGCCGGAGTAGTCTCCAGTTACCATATATAAATACCCTGAATACTTTTGCTTTACCATTTCGCATATACCTTCTGTTCCAACATTGGGTATTTTAAAGACTTCAATTATTTGCAATTCTTTTTGTTGTGGCCATTGCATAATCGTACAAACAGTAGGGTTTCTATTAAAGTCCCAAGATAAATATAGTATTTCCGATTTTTTAGCAAAAAGTTCTGTTGAGAAAACGTGTTTTTTTCTATCAAAGGCAAACAACCAAGGACTATTGTTTTCCTCATTGCCCCATTCCCCTAAAGTAAATACCCGATACCAATAATAATTTAATGTTTGCAATCCCTCATGGTATGCCTTACGCTCTGTACTTACAAATGGATTGTCTCGGTATGTAGTGTGAATTGCTATGTATGGGATACTTACTGTTTCTGTACCAAATTTTATAGTTTTACTATGGCTAAATGATTTTTCGGTAGTGTGGCTAAAGTATTCTTTGTACAACCAAAAATCCTCAAAGTCGCCTTTTGTTTCTGTATTAAAGCTCATTTCAATACCAACCGCTCCCTTATTAGAACGCAGGGTAGTAATGATGTAAATCCAATCCTCCAATACCAACTGATTACCCTCTTCAATCCAAGCATCGGACGGCTCACTAATAGATTTAATTTTTGCGGGATCATCCATACCACGACAGATAAAACGGTTACCGTTTACTTTACATTTTATCTCCAAGGGGCTTGTTTTAAATTCAAATAAACTGTCAATATTCCACTCTTCGCAAATGTCTTTGATTAGCTGCCATTGGCTATCCTTAATTGAGTTGAATGTCTTTTTGATAAGTATGCACCTGAAGTATGATTTACTAAGACAGTCAATTATTTTGCGTTGGGCAATATCTCTACTCTTACCACTATCTCTGCCACCGTAAATGAATTTTAATCTTGCGGCGGTAGTTTGAAGTGGCTTATATACAGGTAAAAAAACGCTGTCATAGTCAATATTTAGGTTAATTGTTGGCACCTACACGATTTCCGTTTATGTTGATTGTTATTGATTGCTCTTTATCTCCGCCTACACCGTCCACTATCTCATGAAACAACTTACTCCATGCCACCGATTCACCTTTTACAGCTTTAATACCTATGGTAATTAGCGAACGCTCACTCATGGCTTTAAGTTTCAATTTTAAATCACCGAATATGTCAGTGTCTTGCAAGTGCCGCCTTATTGTGCGTTCATTTAGGTTTGTTTGCTTTGCAAGTGTGGAATAGGTTGGGTATTTCTTATTTTTTAGCACAAAAGAAAAGAAAGACTCACAAATCAGCTCGTGATTTATCTCCCAATCCTTCTGCCTTTTTTCAAATACCTCATCTTCTTCAGGCGGATTTTGAACCACACTTTTTATTGTCTTCTTTTTTGCCATTAGTTGAAATTTTTGTTGCTTTTTTCCCTGTTAATGCTTCCCATCTTTTTACTATCACATCGCAAAAAACAGGGTCTCTTTCTATCAATAATGCTTTCCTGCCAAGTTGCTCACATGATATTAAAGTGCTACCACTGCCACCGAACAAATCCACAACAGTATCACCAGGTGCAGAGCATCGCTTTAACGGCTTTTCGTGTAATGTTATTGGCTTTTGAGTGGGGTGTACATAGTCGTTGGTTTTATCTCTGTGTGCTAACCACAGGTCGGTAATATCCAAAACGCTTTCGTGTATATTTCTGCCGCTTACATCTTGATTGAGTATTTCGGAAAGATTGGTAATATTTGTATTCAATCGTGGCTTACCAATTGTACCATAAACGCAAGGCTCAATAACCCTGTTAAACGCCATTTGAATAACTGGGTTGAATTGATTTTTTAGCCAAAAGCAAACACTCTTATTTTTAATTTTAGATTGTTGAAAAGCGGCTTGTATTAAGCCTATATATTTAGGGTCGCACCAGTAGAATATATGAACATCTTTTTTACTTACAAGCAATGCACAGGCAATTGTTTTTTTTACCCATTCAAGGTAATCGGCATCCTTCATATTGTCGCTGAATACATTATTGGTATATGTTTTCTTGTTGCTGTTCCCTTTTATTCCCTTGTGGTATGAAAGTCCGATATTGTAAGGAGGGTCGCAATATATTACTGAAGCTATTTGTAAGGATTCCAATTTCTCCAAATCATTAGCATTTGTGCTATCTCCACACAGCAGCTTATGATTACCCAATAAGTACAAATCACATTTTTTTGTTACCGGCTTTTCTATTTTCGCCAGTTCTTCTTCAAGGTTAAAATTGTCCTCTTTCAATTCAACTTCAATATCGAAAATGTCGTTAAGTTCCTGCTCATCAAACCCCCAATCTTTCAAATCATCCACTGCAAAGAATTGTTTCAATAGTCCCTCATCATCATGTCCTCTATTTTTGTTTAATCTAATTGCCAGTTCCTCAAACTCCTTATCAGTCAATTTCCTATTAGGCACTCGAACATCAATAAGCTCATCATGCTTTCCTTTGGCAATAAAATCGTTCCTACGCTGATGGCCGCCAATAAGCCTGTTATCTGTATTGATAATAACTACCTCTACATAGTCAAATTTGTCCAATGATTTAGAAAGGTTGCCCTTTTCTGTATCGGTCATTACGTGTGGGTTTTTATCCCACCCAATCAGTTCTGATACCTTTCGCTGTTCGGTATGCCATTTCAGCTTTACTTTTGCCATAATACAAAAATACTCTAAAAGATAATATTTTTATCATTTAGAGTATTTTTAGGACAAATGCGGACATTTTTTATTAAAATGGCTTCTTAACTGTCTTTCCTTTTATAAAGCCGTCAAAGCCAACCCAACTACCTTTAGCATCACATCCACGGTTTCGTAGCTCCTTCCAGGCTAATTCCTTTGCATCTATCTTGCCATTTACTATTGCACAAAGCAGTTCGGTATGTGTTAAACTAAATAAATATTGTGGGTTCAGTTCATCTGGTAAATCAGCAGGTTCAAGTTTACCATTTCGCTTTAAGTTCTGCCTTGCTGAAATTAGTACACTCCAGGCTTGCCCATAGTACGATGTAAGCATTGGGGTAAATACACTTCCAATACTCAACTAATGCTACCAATCCGCTTAAATCCAATATCCTTATATCTTCTTCGTAATGGGTAACATCAGGGTGGTTAAGCCAATGGCTTTTGATAGCTTTAGGATCATGGTTTACACAGGCTACCACTTTGGCAATATTATTGCCATGAACCATTGCATCTGCAAAGCCTGTTGTTGTGCCACCAAATCCACAAAACAAATCAACTATTAAAAAAACTGGTTCCATAATTATAAATTGTCAGTTATTGCCACTTATTTCAGTTTAATTCCGAAGTGCTTCCGCTTATTGCCGCTTATTGCCACTACGCTATTTTTTTAAGTATTTGATAATCAACGTCTGCCCTCGTTGCCCTTTTTATGCCCCGTAATTGCCCTCGTTTAAAACGTTGATAATCAATGACTGCCCTCTTGCCCTCGTTTTTTTCTATATTATAGGCGACACCCACTTTGTTTTTTAAAATAGTAAAGGGGTGTAGAAAGTAGGAAATGCATAAAAACGAGGGCAAAAAAGGGCGTTTTCCTAATACTGCCACATATTGCCTAATACTGCCACTTAAAAAGATTTCAAAAACCGATTTCTTTACTCTAAAATTTTTCATTTTTCTATTTTTCTGTTTCTTTTTTATCGCCATTAGGCAATTTTTTAATCAAAATTTCATTCACATTGGTACCATGTCGGTCTTTTTGCTGCTTTAATTCATAACCAAGTAACTCACAAGCATCTTCTATTGCTTTTTTAAAACGGCGTAGGCTGTAGTCCTTCTTATCAAAGTCATTCATCTTACAGAAACCTTCATACAATTTTTTAAGCTCCTGATAGCCTCCAAATGGTGTTTCGTGGTAATCATCCCACCATGTCAAAAACTCATCACCAAATGCCGTTTTAACCTCCTTTCTTTTAGTGCTATCTCTTAATTGAATGTTTACTATACCACTTTGTAAATACATCTGCACACAGCAAAACATTAAGTTGTAAAATCTGTTCCATTCATCTCTATCCCAGTCATCGAAAAGCTGATGCCCAAAAAAGTCTTTTGGTAAATTCTCCTTAAAGTATTGACTGAATTCTAATACCCGAAGCCTACGCTTGGCATGGTTGGCCGATGCTGGTATAGTATAGTTGGTGCTGAATAGAATTTTAGGAGCATCTTCATAGGGTATATAAAGTTCATCCTTATTCTTTTTTTCAATCGTTATACCTTCCGTAATGATTGAGTAAAAACCCTCAAAATCTATCCGCTTACGGATGTCATTTATTGCAATCAGTTTTGTATCAAGTTTTACCCTTTGGAAAGCAAAATTTTTATCCAGCTTGAAATTCTTCCCATCTACCTGAACCGTATTAATTAGTTGCGTAAGAGCATAAGTAAATATCCCCTTGCCGGTGCCGCCGCCTTTTTTCTCATCGTCCGTTTCCTCCGTAAGCACCACGCTATATGTGTTTGATTTGTCTTTATACTTATGCAGTAAGTATCCGATAATACTCATGCAGTATTCTATCCTTTCAGGATCATCGCTACATATTTTCTGAATGAATTTGTAATACTCAATATTGGATGGCTCAACTTCGCTTTCATTGTATAAAATCACTTCATGGTTTATCACCTGGCTTTTCCAAATACTTTTCTTTAGCTCCCCATAAGTTTTTAATTCGTACTTGTCTTTTGTAACACAAACAACTCCATTTTTGAAAGGAAAATAAGCAGCATTCTTAGTGTCTTTTAAAAAATCAACATCGTTACGATGCAGGAATTCCAAAAAGTTTTCAGCAAATAATATGTTGTGATTTTTGTAAACAACCTCCAACAAATCTTCATTAGTCGTATTATCAAATACAGCAGGAAGGGTTTGGATGTACTGCTGCACAAATTTTTTCATCTGTTCCGGACTGGCTTCTTCAATTAATCCATCTTCTTCCCGAATGATGCGGAATAGGTTTGAATTTTTATCATAGTAATAAAGAGCAAATCCACCTTCACTTTGAATGAAGTTTACAAACTTTGTCCGCACTATACTAATCTTCATGTTTTCGGGATTTACATCCCAAAAGGTCAATATTTTAAGCCCTATATTTTCGTTGTAGTTTTTGATTGTTTCTTTGGCATCTGACAACGACAAATCAGCCTTTTTAATCAACTCTTCAATAATCTCATCTTCGCCCATTTCCTTTTGTTTCAGGCGGCGGATAATATCCTCTGCTTTCTTCTCAATCTTTTTCCTAATCCTGCCATACCCATCATTTAGCAATTGTTTTGAAGCCTTACTAAAATCGCTATTGCACTCCAAAACAGCATATACTGCATAGGGTAGGTAAGCCCGATTTGGTTCAAACTGGCTTGATGTGGTAAATACTGAAAACCATTTTTTAGCCTTTAAAAAATCGCCACTCGTTTTGCTTTTTGTATTGCCAGGGCGTTTGAAAACAATCCTTTCGTTTGTTTCCTTTACAACTGTCCATCCATGTTTTTCAAGCAATGCAACAATGTCGCATCGGTCGTTATAATCGTCAAAAGGGGAAAGGCTGTATTGTTTTGGCTCTGATGGCTGATGTGTAATTGGCTTTTCATGCCATTGATTAAACGACCTTGCGGTTTCCAGCAAAATATCCCTTTCTTCAATAGTTATAACAGGGCATTGTGTAGGCTTATTTTGAATAAACTCATACCCGGCAGATGGAGCAGCTATAACATATCCTCCTTCACCTCTCGTTTCAATTAAAACAACTACTTTCTCATGTGGGTTATTTTCTCTTTCCTCTGTGGTAGTTTCCCTACTGGCCAATTTTTTATTACCATCAACCACTTCGCATCGATAGTATATGTGGTAGCCTCCGTTAATTGTTTTAGCTATTAGTAATTTTTGTGCAAGTTCAATATTAGCATCAGTAATAGCCTGTATGTAGTCTTGCCAAAGTTGTCCTGTAATATCATGCTTGGAATCCACATCAATAACTTCCAAACAGTTACTTACCTTTCCACAAATAACTGCAATACCACTAACACGGCTGTTGGAAAACATGCCATTAATTTTATCGTCACTCGCTATTTCACTTTGATATTCTTTCCATAAACCAATTGGCCTTTTATGGGCATCGGTTGCTATTATTGAATATTTATGTTTTGCATATTTTTTTGCTTGTTCAAGTAATTTCATTCTTGTATCATTTTTTTAAATTCAACAAAGCCACTCCATCCTTTAATCAAATAGGCTTCAGTATCAAACTTTTTAAGTTGCTCAATTCTGTATAGTTGTAAGTCGCTAACCTTGCCTGTATCACTCTTTATCTCTAAAAAAATAACCCTACCTGTTTTAATAATCTCCAAGTCGGGTATTCCGTTTTTATTTGTTTGGATTAGTTTTAATACAAACCACCCATCTGTCTCAAGAGCCTTAATTATTTTCGCTTGTAATACTGCCTCTTTCATTATTTCATTCTTTTTTGTTCAAAACAATCTTTCAAAAACATCAAGTCGCAAACCCTGTCTCGGATATACAACTGGTCGTGCCAGTAGGTAACCATTAGTTTTAAAATGGCTTCTATAAACTCCTTCGGGTTATTTATTTGTGTTCCTTTTCCAAATACTGTTTTTTTTTCAGGTATTGCAAATGATTTAAAAAACAACCTCAACTCTGTGGCTTTATCTTTTAATTCATTCCTGTTTTTAAATGGAAATAGAACATCGTTAACTTCTTCTTTTTGCTCTACAACGTCATCATCATTTATAGCATCAATTATTGGCAGATGCTCTTGTTTTAATTCCACCGAATTCGGTGGAATTAAAGGTGTCGAATTCGAGACCTTTACATTTTTTTTTAAATCAGATTTTATTTTATCCAGTAATCCCATCAATTTCATTTTTGATTTCAATAAAATCCTTGATTGTATAATCAGGGTTTTCTTTAATCATATCTTCAACCAACTTTATCAACTCTTGCAGACTCATAGCTTTTAATTTTAAAATCTCGTTTGAAGTAGGATAAAGTGTAATCCTGTTTTCCAATCACTGATTCATAAATTTTTTGTTCAATACCACCTTCCGAAAAAATCCAATACAGTAAGCATTCTTTAATTTTATCTTTGCTTTGAATACGGGCCCGAGCTTGTTGGTAGCTTACTGCTGCAAAATCAATATTGTACATTATTAAGCAATCGGCGGTGCTTAAATCAATTCCCTCACGCCCACTTTGCACCTGCGATATATATACCATATCGTTATAATCTCCATACACATACCTATTAAAAAAATCGGCATCACCAGTTGTTTTAAAATTCTTTTTAAGCATTTCTCCCTCAGCAATAAATTTGTAAAAAATGGCTATTTTTTTTCCTGTAAACTTTTGCTTAATAGCTTCTATTTTTGAGGTATCAAATACAATCGCTTCGCCATTTTCAGCCTTAACTGTACCGCTATAAATTTGATGCAGCTTTTGCATTAGTTTTACTTCGGTATCAGCCAATATTTCTGCACCATCATTACCTATGTGAACCCTTTTTTTACGCATCTTTTCAGCAAGATTGTAGGTTTCCTCTTTCATTTTTACTAGTAGCACTTCTTCTTTTACATCTTGAATAAAACCAGCTTCTGCTTGTGTGTAGCTCATAAATAAATGCTTACAAAATTTATCTATTTCGTTTTTCTTTGCGTTACTGTAATCGTTTACTTCTCTGTTGTAGAAGTAGCGTTTTTTCTTATTTACAAACTCATTAGCCCACTTATAAAAAGTTGTGTAATCTGCAAAAGGGGAGTAATCGCTTATCCAAAACTGGTGGTAAATTTGGCTATAGCTTTCAGGTGTTGGAGTGCCACTTAAATAAATTATTGGCTTTCCTTTACATAACTCTTTGAGTTGTTTTGTTCGTTCTGCAGGTTGAGGAAACTGACCTAAACAATGTGCTTCATCACAAATAATCAAATCAAAATCTTTATCTGACACTTTACCAATACTTTCATAATTTGTTACAAACAATTCATAATTTGGCAGTAATAAATCATGGTCGTTTTTGATA